TTTGAATATTGATGCAAACCTGTTTTGAAAACTGGCCGGCACGTCGACCACAAAGCTCTGTGGTCTATCGGATTGATGTAACATTGCTAGGCAACTCCTTCTTGTCCTGAGGAGGCTGTGGCGGCTTATTCAAAGGTATTTTTTCAGCTTGCCTATTGAAGTGGCCCACGAACCACCTTGATTGCACAACCAAAGCTTTTTGAGACTGAGTTAATTGAGGCTTGTCGCTCATATCACCGTGTCCTTGTTTTCGTTGCAAAGATGTCGCTTTCCCATCCTTCGGGGTCGACCGCGCGGCATTGCGCAATCTGGTTGACCAAGCGCAGTGACAAGTTGTAAAACTCATTTTGGTGGTCAGCCACAAAGTCCAAAATCTCGTCGCTCTCTTCTTTGCTCAGCCCAAAGGATTTACAAATCATTCCTTCTTCACCGCCCGCAACTTGACGGATGCGGATCATGAAATCACGCTTTGTGCGGAGGGTCAAGCAGAGGTACATTGAGCGGTCAATCAGCGCCTTGAAATGCTCTGACAGCTTATTGCCTTTTTCAATCTCAGCTTCAAAATCCACATTGGTCAAAAATATGACATGACCTTTGAACTGAAAGGTCTTATCAATGCCATAGTCGTCAAGCCAAGATGCTTCTTTCCGCCATGACAACATGCGCTTCTTTTTGCTGTCAAGAGCAGCCTTCAGAAGGTTCAATGAAACTTCGTCGCGGAATACCTCATCAATATCGTCGAGGACCACAACGCCTCCGTTGCGTGTATTCCATAAAGCTTGATAAAGACCCACAGCCGTTATGGAACCCGATATTTGGTCATATAGACGCGGCCGGTTTTCTTCATCAGAAGGCTTCCAATCTTCTTCCTCGCTGTCACTATCGTCAGCAGACAGTCCATCCTCTTCCTTCAGAAGAACATTTTGGAATACTCCCTCGGAGGCAACTTCTTCCTCTTCAAGAGCTTCTTCCACAGTGAAAGATTTTCCTAAACCCGGAGGGCCGCTGATGATTAGACTGTTGATTGAGCCTCCGACAAGACGGCGGGAAAGCCGCTCCATTGCCTTATACCGTAAGTCAATACGGTCCATTGCTTCGTCAATAGTTTCCTCATCATCCTCGCCGTCGGGAAGAGTATTAAAAACATTTGCAGCTTTTGGAATATTGATTGAAGCAATGTCCAATCCTTCGGGTCCATCGCCTAATGCTATAGATGCTTTCAGCCTCGATTTCATAGAGCTGATTGAGGCCGGCGTGGTTTTTGCGCCGGGAACCGCTTCCCTCATCGCCGCAGCGAGTTGCTGATTATTGGCGTGAGGATTAGCTGCCATCAGCTGAACTAGAACTTCTTGCATATCGGCCATTTGGCGAGGTCTCCGTGTTGTTGATGCAGTTCTTATGCATAGGTCTATGCAAGCTGTACACACCCTAAATAAAAATAAATAGCCATGGCTACAAAAATGCCCGACCAGTTTCCTGGCCGGGCATTCTCTGTGTCTGTTGAGGACTTCAGACTTTAATCGTCAAGAGGGTCAGACGAACCCCAGCGATCGTCGTCTGCTTCATCGAAGTCTTCCGATGCTTCAGTGCGACTGTCAAGGCGATCGCCATCCGCGACTTTCTGCAAATTCTGCAGACCGAATGCAACGCCCTTGCCCTTGTTGTCATACGCGTACGCCGAAATGGTGGCACGAGCATAGCAGCCAGGATAAAATTCGCTTGCATCCAGGATGTCATTGCGGTCTTTGTCGATGATGCCAGGCTGCATCTTGGACGACAGGTTGCAGAACATAGTTCCTTCACCGTAGCCTTCGAGGTCAGCTTTTTCTTCACCGTCACGCAGAGGAGTTTTGACGTTGCCAGGCAAATCGGCAATTTTCTTTTTGAACATGTCAACAGACACGTCATCAGCCAAGTCAAGCATTGCCTGCCAGAGCTCTTTCTCTTTCTTCGTGAAGCGGCTTGGGTCCCAGACTGCAGACACACTGTATTTCAGTGGACCACCGTCGAAGCTTTCAGGAGTGAAAACTTTGGGGAACGATGCCCTGAATACCGGGGTAACGAGTTTCTTAAATGCCATAACAACTGGCTTCCTTTTTACAAAATGGCCCATCAACGAGCCTTCGCTTTCCTCACCATTGCTGAAAGCGAAAAATGACCTTATGCTTTTTGGCAAATTAAGGTGCCGTTGGTTTGAGCCCAAGCCCAGTTACCACCGTCTTAAATTTGCCGCGGGCATTCGGCCGGTTTTCGATCACGCACCAGGGTATTGCCTCGAGCGATCGTCGAAATGCACGGGCAGTTACCTCTCTGCTGCCCATATAGTTTTCGTATTCGTGCCAGACAATCATGAGCGGGACTACCAGGGACTCACCCAGGGCGCCTCGATCATGAATGAACTGTCTGACTTGCTGGTCTGACTGCTCTTGTGCAGTCAAGCCACTTGCCTTACGATGGAGGGACAAAATCTTCATCGTCCTCTTCAAAGTCATTTTTGGCGCTGAGCTCAAGCGCTTTGCGCGGATCGCTCTCAGGAACCACAGTGGGCTTGCCATAGTTTTTCGTGGCCAATGGCGTAACTGCCCAGCAGTCCATGTCCTCGTCCCAAACGCCCTGGATGTGAGACTTGACTTCCTTCGAAATCTTTTCAAGCTGAGCAGGTGATTTCACCTTTTTGGCTTTGACCGGCTCGTAGAGGTCTTTCTTCAGGACTTTAATCTTGCGCTTTTTCAGCTCTTTGAGAAGAGTGTCCGCATCCAGGTCCATCGATCGGTTGGCTTTGCCGGACACCATCTTACGTCCTGGAACCGGTTTGCCGGCACTCAAACGCTTTTCTGCCAACGCTGCCGCTGACTTGACAAGTCTGTCAAGGAAGGGCGTCCAGGTTAAAACTTCAGCCAGGCGTTGAATGTCTTCGGGGGTATGGTCTGACAAGTCTACTTCCCTTTCTTTTGGGTCTTCATTGCAGGTCGCAAAATCGGTTTTGGCAATGTCTGCGACTTTCTGACGCGCAACGGGGCAAGTGTTGAGCCCGTCGCAGTAGGTGCAGTGGTCGCCATCGTCTCCGACACTGAGCCATTTTTCACACCATTCCAGAAAGCTAGCGTCATCATCAACCCAGTCCATCTCGGTGATTGCTTGCTGGACTTCGTCATGGGCTTCACCAAGCATTTTCTCAAATGCCTTTAGCTGCTCTTTTGTGATAACCCATCGCCGGACTTTGCCATCCTCATGATAGGAATTTGGCTGGACAACGACAATTTCCACGTCTTCAAACAGCCAGTCAACTTCGTGGGCCATACCAAGGGCATAATACATCCCCTGGGTGTTGCCCTTGACTTCGACGTCAACACGACCGTTTTTATAGTCGTAGACAGCCAGCCGGCCCATAAATTGGTATAGCGTGCAGTCTGAGGTGCCGAACATCTCTGGACGTAGCCAGGACAGATCAAAACCGCGTTCGATGGACATCTCGGTAACATCTCGTCCGAGCTTCGTCCAGTCTTCCCAGATAGTGTCCAGATAGACATCGACGCCTTCAACCATGCGGTCATCAATCTCGCAGAAGAACTGTACATCTTCCCCAATCTCAGCCGCCAAAGCGCCATTGGAGGCCTTCACGAATTTCTCTGATTGCTCCGCAGTCAAATTGCATATGTGAGCATCTTCCTGGGCGTCTATCCAAACCAGCTTGCCTTCAAGATGTGCGGATGTCAATTTGCCATCAGCCAGGCATTGCTCGCCAACAGCGTGGGCACAAGTTCCGGTCTGAGCAGCTGGGTTGGTACCCGATCGCATTTCACTCGGAAGGCTGTCGCAAAAAGCGATTGAGCCCTTGCAGTTTATATAGCGCTTTGAACCTGACGCTGAAAGGCGGGCATGTTTTGCCATGTTAATGGGTCTCCGTAGTCTGTGGGAAAGTAATGCGCACATTATTGATTGAAACTTCTTGCCCGAACGCGGTGGCCAGTATAGGAAAAATCTTTCCCTTCACCCCAAGGTCATGAATATCTTCATCACCGTTGTCCATCAGCTTTTTGGCTTCGACACGTCAAGGCTTTTCACCACGCCAGCCTGAAGCTTTTCAGCTCCTGCTGCTTCTTTTGGTGGAAGCACTCCGTCCGCTTTGCTCAAAACATCAAGCTCATGAGACGCAGTTTCCATCAACGTGCGGATGCCATCGACACGGGCTTTGGCTTCAGCCTGCACCGCGTCGATTTCAGCGCTGAATTTGACAATGGCCTGGTCAATAATGGACGACTTGGCACTCGCTGCCGCTCGGACACGCGCTTCAAAAGAAGTTGGGTCCGATTTGTTGCCTGGTAGCCAATTAGCTATCAGGTCGAGTAGATAATATAAGGTGGTCATCATATCCTATTCCCTATTTGATGAGTGGTAGACGTCGAGCGAAAAACTACTTCTTCTTTTTTGGCCCTTTGATCGCTGCGGTGTGGACCTTGGCGAAGAAGGCCTCATCCAGGTCCTTGATGCCTGAAGCTCCGTCACCGTGTTCAGCGAGCAGCTCAAGCATAGCCGGCGAGCCTTCAATGTCACGATAGTTCATCAAAGCTTTGCGGACATCTTCCTTGTCGATTTTTGGTTCATCGTCTGGAGCATCGTCGAGCGGGTCAACCTTCTTTTCAACCGGCTTTTTCTCAACCGGCTTCTTTTCAACCGGCTTTTTCTCAACCGGCTTTTCCTCAACCGGCTTTTCGTCAGCAACCAATCCGGCAGTGGAAGAGCTTGAGAGCATAGCTTCAAGTGCATCAGCAATGCGGGTCGAGTTTTCGGCGAGTGTTTTCAGATTGTCTTCAATTGACATAGGTGTCTCCATGGTTTCGAGGTCGATTTGTTTGATGCCCAGTAACTGCTTGGGAATTAGATTAAGAGTAACCATCACTTGAGAAAAAGCACGATGGCGTCGAAGCCTATATAAATGTACGTATTTAACGTCTCCACGTTGGTGGCTTGAAACAGCTCGCTGCCTCATTGTATCCAAACAAATTGACCTGGAGACTAAACCTGACATGAGTAAATGGAAATTCAAGCCTGACCAGCTCAACGCGTTCAAGACAAGCGGACATGAGCTTATTCCTCTGCACACTCCTAACGCTCTCGATCAAAAAGGTCGTGCTATAGGTAAAGCCCCTCATAAAGGATGGCGAAAAGACCATCCTCTCACTTTTGACGAAGCGCTCGAGCATCTCGAAGACGCTAACATCGGAGTGAGGATGCGGCCTTGCGACCTTGTTATTGATGTGGACCCTCGCAACTTTGAACAGGGCGACGATCCAATTACCCGTATGGAGAAAGACCTTGGCATTGACTTCTCAGAATACCCTACCGTCATCACAGGCTCTGGCGGATTGCATATTTACATGCTCAAGCCAGAGCATGAACAGCTTCGAGACACTCTCGAGGCGTATCAGGGCGTTGAGTTCAAAGCTCTCGGGCGCCAGGTTGTCGCTCCAGGCTCTGTCCATCCCGACACAAAAGAGCCGTACCTCTGGTCAGACGATCCGCTCGCCGTTGGGATGGAGGGATTACATGCAGCTCCCTCGTGTCTTATCGAAATCGCAAGAAGACCTGGCCGAACAGTTACGGTTGATGCGGGAAAATACTCTGCTGAGCAACTCGGAGACATGCTCGAAGGGCTTGACCCAACCAAGTATCAAGACCACACTGCCTGGCTAGAAATCATGATGGCTTGCCACCATGCGACTGCTGGCGAAGGCCGAGACGAGTTCCTCGAATGGTCTACCTCAGATCATCAATACGCGAAAGACGCCTGGCTCATCGGTCGCCGTTGGGATAGTCTCCACGTCGATCAAACAGGCCGGCGGGTAACCGAGCGGACTTTGTACAAAGCTCTGACGGAAGCAGGCAATAGCAACCTTATCCCTCGGGACACTGCCCAAGACGATTTCGGAGGTCCTCCCGCAGATTTCAATACCAAGGAATATGACAACACTTCCGAGGATGATACCGACCTGCTTGACATCATCACCACCTTGCCAGAAGGAGCCCCAACGTCTGGACCTCTCGAGGCATTGAATGCGAAAGGCTACGCGGCTGTCAACGAAAACGGGACCTTTCGGATATACCGGAAAAAGGTCGACTATACCTGGCCAGATGGTCCCCGCGAATTCTGGGAGGTCCAGAAGAAGAATGACTTCATGGACATCCTGTCGAATATTCGCATCCAGAAAACGGTAGGGGACAAAGCGACCGTCGTGCCTCTCGCTGTTGAGTGGCTCAAATGGGGGAAGCGGACTAGTTACGACGGCGTGGCATTTGACCCTGCCAACGCGATACCTGCCAAAGCCAATGTCCTCAACCTATGGACTGACTGGGCAGTGGAGCCGAAGAAAGGCGATTGGTCCTTACTCGACCAGCTCATCCTGGAAGGGCTCTGCGACGATGATGAGGAAGCCTACAAGTATATGCTTGACTGGGCTGCCTTTATGGTGCAGAACCCTGACAAGCCGGCTGAAGTCGCGCTCATCGTTAAGGGAGCAAAAGGCTCGGGCAAAGGCACGTTCTTCAGGGCTCTTGCCAACTTATCCGGCCGGCACGGAATGCACGTCAGCCATCAGCACCATTTTACAAACCACTTCAACTCTCACCTCAGGGACTGCGTGTTCCTGTTTGTCGATGAAGCTATGTGGGCGGGCGACAAGAAGGCTGAGGGCGAACTCAAGCGCTTAATCACTGAACCCACAATCATGTTTGAGGGCAAGGGCAAAGACGCAATCATGGGGCGTAACTATCTGCACGTCGGAATGGCCTCAAATGAGGACTGGGTCGTCCCAGCCTCTATGGAGGATGAACGCCGCTTCATGATAACCGAAGCCTCAGACAAGTTCAGAGGGGACAAAAAGTTCTTTGATGCTCTATACAAGCAGCTTGACAATGGCGGACTTCAAGGCTTGCTGTTCGACTTGAAAACTCGGGACATCAAAGACTATCACCCACGCCAAAGTATTCCTCAAACCAAAGCGCTTGCCGAGCAGAAAATCCACTCGCTGGACAACTTCGACAGTTGGTGGTACGAATGCCTTTGCACTGGGGACGCTACCGACGAAAAAGGCGTTGTGTTCGGCGATTGGGAAACAGACCCGTTGAGCCTCAAGGAAGATGCCCACGACTACATCATCGTCGCGGTCGAGGACATCAAAGACAGCCTGGAAACATACCTGCGCAAAGCAGGTGACAGGTATTTTGGTCGACGGTCGATGGATTTTCTGATAGGCAGCCGGTTGCTCAAGCGCGTGACAGGATTGAAGAAGGTACGTGCCAAGCCGCCGAAAGACCGGGGAGACCTTAAAACCTTCACGGATGGCCGATGCTACGGCTATGTCTTTCCGCTCCTGGGCGAATGCCGCCTTATGTTCGAACAGCAGATTGGCCAGCGCCTGGTGTGGGATAACCTGGAAGGCAACGGAAATGACGAGCCATCTGTGATTGACCTGGATAGCAACGTTGAAGTATGGGATGATTTGGAATGACTACTATTGCATATAGAAAGGGGATAATGGCTGCTGGTACTGGATGGGAGCGCGGAGCAGAGGTCGAGGCGTCACCGGGCATGGCAATCATCTCAGCCACCTGAAATCAACCAGGCTTTAATAGAAGAAAGCCCGCGTTTCATCCACATGGGCTTTTTGGCCTGACTAAGCTTTTCGTACCGGGCATCAGCTTTTGTTTGCCCTGGCCGGGTAGGCGCCGCCGTCAAAAGGCTGTTGATGAAAGCTTCAGCTTCGTCGTCAGCTTGATTTGCTTTAAGCCCAACCAGGTTGAGAAGCAATGCGCGCTCTGCATCGAGGCGGTTTTTGAAGCCCTCAGTCATAAAGCCGTTGCCGAACATGATTGTGTACCACAAGCCATCTTCGATTTCGCCAATTTGCTCGTCAGTGAAGTTCAGGTAGGGATGTTTTCCGCTGAGCAATTCAGCTTTGATTAAATTGCCTCGGCCAGTAGCTGGCGAGTGCGTATTCCCCTGGGTCATAGCTGAGAGAAGAATGAGGCCGAGCTCGCTCGCTACTCCTGAAACTTTCAAGCCTGTTGCATTGAGGACCGTGCCGTTTGGATTGTAGTTTTCTGGTTTCGTAAACATATCACAATAGTCTCCGTCTTATTTGTTGAAGCGCATTAGCGCGCTCAGTTATCCTACACTGATAAATAAAGCTTGTAAACCCTCTATTTTATAGCCATGGCTGGCGCTTATCCCTTCATGTACCGAAGCCTTTGTGGCAACCACGCGGGAAGCAGACCGGTGAGGCGGTCTTCCAGCGCTTCGATCCTGCGGGCAATATCACCAACACCTGGCGAGATAGCTTCCAACTTGTTGATTTCAGCTTCGCGCCACGAAGCTCTTCGCGGAGTTCGGCGATTTGCTTCCGGGCTTCAGTCCGTTCGTCCACAGACGAAGCGCTCGAGCTTCCCGATAATCCACTTTGACGCTTTGCGGCGACCCAGATGGCCATCTGGGTCGCCGTAAGGGGAGCCAACCAGGTTAGTCATAGTAGCCGACGATTTCGCCTTTGTGCCAGACTTCTTTCTCACTCACCATGAACTTGTGGGTGTAGTAGTCATTATCGTACATAGCTGGCATAGCCCCGTGTCCGATAACGTCGAGAGCATATTCCCACAGCTTGCCCGCAGACATTTGCTTGCGATCGAAATCGACATCAGGCTGAAATCCGAGCTCACAGAGACTGACCGCCGGAACGTCTGCCTGTTCGATTTTCATCATCAATGTGGCAACCTTGCCATCAAAGGTGCTTGGGTCTGTGGCATGATACCGCCCTGGGCGCATCATATAGAACTGGCCAGGCTCATAGGTTTGTCGATCGGTTTCCTTAACTTCAGCCTGGAAGGTAGGGTTCCAGGGTCGATTGCCAAATTCAGACCGAGGACCATTGTGGATGTAGGCTTGATGAGTTGCTCCGCGGATTGAGCCTTGCACATCATAGTTGATGTTTGTTTGCTGGCCGACCAGGATGTGACTGGTGAAACCAAACCGGTGATTGTGGATTTGGCTATGCTCGAAGCACGACCGGCGAGGCAAGTCCGGGTGCCATATGTGCATCCGGTAGTTGCCGCCGAGGATTATCTGGATGAACCCCAGGCCGTGAAGGCTGATATTCTCAGCAGTTGGTGTCTTGTCAATCATGATGTTTTCTCCTGTCAGTCGTCTGATGCCGGAAGGCATTATGCTTTCCTTTCAGATATGGCTTCAGAAATCATGCCTGAAGCGTTTGCGTATTTGGGGCCGACTGCTTTGCGGGGTAAAGGGTCCGTTTTCTTGGATGCTCGATCGCGAGCGTATGTCTGCGCTTCGCGGATTGAGCCGAACCGGTAGAGGTCCTCAGGACCTGATGTTGTTCGCAGCGGAGCTAGCGATCCGTCCAGCAGGATGCACTGCTCATCTTTTTGCCCGACAGTGCAGAGGACGAAGAAGTCATGCACCAACCAGGTTGGTGGCGATCGGCCAATCCATGAGCATTGGTCCTGGGTTATCGAGGCGACCAGTTCGTGGAGGCGTTCGCGGTATGGTGTATAGGTGACTGGTCCCATATTATTTTCGGTAGGCAGAGTAGAGCCAATCACGATCATATTGTCCTCAAGACCCATCAAGCGGGCTTTGATCGAAAACATCCTGTCGCCTGGATGAGCTGCTTGATACTGATTGAAAAGCTCGCGGGCATGTTTGACCAGCCACTCGAAGTTGTGGACGTTTGAGCAAAGCCAGCTCACTTCATCAGAGTTTTTGATTGAAGGGTCATACCAGATTTCGCCCTGTTTGAGCATAGTAGCCTTTCGCATATCGGTATATAGGCGTAAGTCTGTACGCTTCACAGCATGTGAGAGAAGGGTGAGAGCAGTCCTCAGGGTCTTCTCGACGGCCTGGTCAGGGATACTGGCAGCAGATTTCCGAGGGCAATCTTCAGTGATATATAGATGCATGGTTTATCGTCTCCAAATGGATGAATGTCGTGAGAACATATTTAGGCTATGGATTGGCTGAAAGTGCCAGCATTTTTAAGGATGCATATCGTAAACCAGGCCCTGAACCCAGCTGGCCTTTTCGTAATTATGTTTCAATGTCCTTAAGTCCTTAAGTCCAGGGCTAGTTTCCATATAAAATCATTTAAGTAGATTTAGCAACTTATATATGCTAAATATACTTAAATGATATATTATGAACTTACTCTAAGGACTTAAGGACTTAAGGACCCATTGGAAGTAATCCTTTGTTTACAACAACTTAGGCTATTTGTCCTTAAGTCCTTAAGAAATTGGTCAACGTTTACAGCGACTTAGGGAGGGAAAAAAGGCATTAATACTTTTTTTCCCTTTGTTTTCAAGGGCTTATGGGCTGTTTTTGCAACATGCGGGAAAACCTCGGACCTGGTAGTTTTTTAATAGTTTGATTGCTATTTGTTAATATATTAACAAATAGCAAAAGTTGCTAATAAAGAGCCTTTTTCGAGCCTTTTCGCCCAGCGCTGAAAATAGACCATTTACAAGCAGGTTCTTGCGGCTTATACCAGAACCCACGGCTGTAATGCTACGGCCTGGAAACAGACTAAACGGAGATTGATAATGTCACGCAAAACAGAAGCGAAGCGCGCACTCGGCTTTGCCCGTGATACTACTCGGGCACTCGAGGATCGGGAAGGTAACTTCCAGGTTCTTATGGAACTCAAGAAACTGGCCAAACAGTCATTCGAAAAGTTCATCGGTGTGCCCACCTCAGAAATCGATGCCCTTGCGATCGATTTGGCAGAATTGCATGGAGCTGCTCAGCTCAAAAAGCCTGCGAAGAAGAAGGCTGATACCAACCGCGGAAAAATCACTGGGCTCTGCCGTGAGCTTCTGCTTGCCGATGATGCTCCATACGCTGTCATTGTGGCTGCGGTCCTCAAGGCATACCCCGAAGCTAAGACCACAGCGCGGTCTGTTGCCTCGATTGCCTCAGACATGCGGAAGGCGGGCAAGAAAGTCTCAATGCGCCGTAAAAGCGCATGAGCCGTTCAGCCCTAGAAGTTGACAACAGCAATGGAGCGAGAGTGATCGGATATGGATCAATCAAGCTCATCGTCAACCACGCCCACATCAAGCGTGTCATAGAGGCAAGGCGCAAGCTTTGCATCGGAGAAGACGTCTGTAGGCTTGACATAGATGCATACGACCCTGAGACACCTGCGCCCGAGCAGGATATTCCGCTAGTCGAGCAGGTTGCTATGTTACGGGAGGCTTTGGAGATTATCAACAGAGAAGCTCATCGTGAGGACGTGTGCCTTGTTCATTTGAAGCGGTGCGCTGCTGTTCAAGCCAGTAAAGCCCTTGCAGTCACTAACGAATGAGGATGAGAGCTCTATTCGTATTTGCCACAAAGAGGCAGCTGGTTGACGCAGGGTTTCACCATGGGACAATGCTGCACACCAAGGACCGAAGCCTGAGGGCTATTGCATATGACAGCTTGACTGAGCAGCCAGGAGCAGCGATTGAAAGGCTCCGGGGCATGCATCCATATATGGTGGTGCTTGACAGCTCAGTCTCGCCGTTCATGATGACGCTACACCACAAGACTTTCGGATCACTGGTTGCGTTCATGCGCTCCAGGTTTATAGATACAATATGGATTGGCGACTGGCCAGAATGGGAGCAGAGATAATGTGGGAATATATCAAACAGTTTGAGCGCCATCTTTTCGTGGCGAATTTCGATATATGGGTTTGGGGCTTTGGGGTTTTGGTCGGTTTCAACGACTTGCCTTATTTCTCGATCTACCTGGGTCCATTGCACGTTGAGCTGTGGCTCGGAGCGAATGACTAGCCCGCAGTGTTGGCTCCATAAATTGCCTGCGTTGGGGTATAGGGTCCAACATGGCAGGTCGAAAACCCACTCCAGCCTGGGGCAAGTCTAAGAAGAAGCTCACGGAAGTCGAGGCCGATCGCCTCGCAGACCTGGCTCTCGAGATTGAACCTGATGGCGATATTGTGAACGCAGGTTCAGACCCAGAAATAGGGTTTGGAGCTGCGATCGCTATTGCCCGGCAACAATCGGCTCAATTGGTTGCCCTGCCACGCGATGGCGAACCGACGATAGACGAGTTCGAGCGTCAGCGCAAGCGTATATTCCTACAATCCATGGCAATGACCCAGAATGTCTCTATGTCAGCTGGTGCAGCTGGCTGGACTCGTCTAAAGGCGCTAGCAGCCAGGAAGAAAGACAAGGACTTTGCTGAGGCCTGGGATGAGGCAGAAGCAATGTCCGTCGACTACTTTGAAGCAGAGCTTATCCGCCGTGCAGTCCACGGCGTCGAGAAAGAAGTCTGGCACAAAGGCGAAGTCGTCGGCTACGAGACTGTGTTCTCGGACAAGCTTCTCAGCGACTTAGTAAAAGCCACCAACCACAAGAAATATGGCAACAGGATGGATGTTAAGCAGGACATTACTAAACGTAAGGGTGTTCTCCGGCTCGGTCCCAAGGTATCTGTCGAGGAATGGGCAGCCGAAGCAGGCAAGAACCAGGCAAAATATAGAGAGAACCGACGTGACGATGGATCAAATGGGACTAATTGAGGCGGCTGTAACATATGGCTTCTATGGAATAGCAACACTAATCGGGGTGATTGGCTTTGGCATATTTCACGCAGCAAAGCGAGCAAAGCCCAGGACCAGTCCTGAATGCCAGCGCCGCACGATGCAGGTCACAGGCCTCATGTGTATGGCCTCCTCAGTATTAGTAGCCATGGCTACATTCCTGGGAATGGCAGCATGATCGATTTTCTATTCAGTCTCAACCCCGGTTTTGCAGACACAGTGCTCATACGCTCCGATGATGGCCAGTAGGTCATTGACGTCTCATATGAAAATTTCCAATAGTCCTCGGGATATGGGGGCTATTGGAAATTTTCATATGAGCAACCCCAGGAAAAAGGCCTTAGGCAAAAGCATATTTGAGCAAGTGAAAGCCAGAGGCCGAGAAGAAGGCTATTTGGAGGGGGCTCAGGTAGCGATGATGAAACTGGATGAGGCCAGACAAGAAGGCTTTGACGAAGCTGAGGCCAGCCGGGCACACTGGTCCATCTATCCTGGGTTCATGTGTATTGGAGCAATATTGACTGCAATTTTTATGGGGTATTTCATATGAGAATTTCTATCGAGAAGAACGACCGAGCTTATGACCAGTCGCTGAGCACAAAGGTCCTGAGCATCACCTGTGACGGCCAGCCAATTGCAATGGCAATCACCGCGGATGAAGAAGAAGGTTTTGTGAGGGCTTTTGCATCTGATGCAGGAGGCCATCCAATTATGGTCCCTAAGCACCATGACCAGCTCCTGATTGAAGAGCATACTGGTAAAGTGGTTATCACCCTCGCCGATCGCAAATGGAACAAGGATCGTGAGACTACCTCTGCAAGGGTCCGTGTCGGGCGTATGCCAAGCGGAACAATCGTCTGCGAAGTCTTTTCCCTGGCGCGTAAAGGCGCAGCACGTCGTTTCGAGCTCAATTTAACCTTCCTGGAAGGCAAAACTCAAGCCCAGGTGTGTCAGTTGGTTGGCGTTCATGCCGGAGCCCAGATGGAGAATATGGCTGAACGGTTCGGCGATCGCACAGACCCAAGCCTTGTGGCATCAGTTGCGGTCGAGCAAACCAGGCTCATGTTGAAGGATGAAGAACGTCCTACACCCAAGCACGATCCCATTCCATAAACGCGGGTCTTAATATTGGGCCAACTGATTTAGAGGAGCTGAATGCTCCTTGATGACCAGCCAGTAATTGAGACCGATGATGATGGCATAGAATATGTATCGGCCTGGGAACCTCAAAAAGGCTCTCAGGTTGATTTTCTTAATTGCCCTATATTTGAAGTTCTCTACGAAGGAACGCGCGGTCCAGGCAAGACTGATGCGCTGCTCATGGATTTCGTCCAGCACGTCGGCGAAGGCTGGGGCGCAGAGTGGCGCGGTGTCCTGTTTCGGCGGACATATCCAGAGCTGTCAGACATTGTAGCGAAGAGCCAAAAATGGTTTCCGCTGATGTTCCCTGGAGCTGTATTCAACAAATCAGATTATTCCTGGACGTTCCCTGAGGGCGAAGTCCTGATGTTCCGCCATGCTATGAAGCAGGCTGACTATTGGAAGTATCACGGCCACGCTTATCCCTGGATCGGCTGGGAAGAACTGACGAACTGGGCGGATGATTATCTCTATCGTAAGATGATGTCTTGTAGTCGTTCGACCAATCCGAATATGCCCCGCAAGTACCGGGCAACCTGCAACCCATATGGCGTCGGCCACAACTGGGTCAAACGCAGGTTCAAGCTCCCTCAGACCAGAGGCGTTGTGCAGTGGAACTGCGTCGATTTCGATGGCAATCCAGAGCCGCCCAGGGTAGCCATTCACGGCAACCTGTTGGAGAACCGCATCCTCCTTGATGCTGACCCAGAATATATCTCAAAACTTCGTGCAGCAGCCAGGAACAAGGCTGAACTGGGTGCGTGGATGTATGGCGATTGGGATATTGTCGCAGGGGGTATGTTCGACGATCTATGGGACCCTAAAGTCCATGTGGTCGAGCCTTTCGATGTTCCACGCAGCTGGTTCATCGATCGCAGCTTTGACTGGGGCTCAAGTCACCCGTTCTCGGTCGGCTGGTGGGCTCGGTCAGACGGCACAGACCTGGTTTACCCTGATGGCCGCATAATGCGCACCGTGAGAGGTGACCTGTTCCGCATAGCTGAATGGTATGGAGCCTCCCCACGGGACTCCAATAAGGGCCTGAACATGGGCGCGAAAGAAGTCGCCAGAGGCATCAAAGAACGCGAGACTGAGTTGATTGAGAGCGGCCTCGTGCCTACCAAGATTTATCCGGGCCCCGCAGATAGCGCGATCGCAGGCAGCGACAATGGACCATCTGTCGAGGACGACATGCTCGCTGAAGGCGTTGAATGGGAGATGGCTAAGAAGGGTCCAGGCTCACGTAAACAAGGATGGGAGCAGATGCGCAAACTGTTCCGCAGTGCGCTCAATCTTGACCTTGAAGGCAACCCGCGCAACTTGCCACGGGAAGAACCTGCGATGTATTTCAGCCGTCGATGCGACAAGGCAATTGAGCTCGTTCCGGTTTTGCCCCGAGACGACAAAGACTTAGACGACGTTGACACAGATGCAGAAGACCACATCGGGGATGAGGTTCGCTACAAGTCTAGGCATGAAGGCGAAACAGTAAGACGCAAAACCTTCTAGCTCGGCCTACGGTAGGTTTCCAATCTTTCCACCAAGTTGGATGTGCTATTGAAAATAGGCATCAGCTTTTGCCTTCAATAAATTTGTCAAATTCAGCTATAGCAATTGCCACGTTGATAGTGCAGCGCAGAGTGAAAGGCACACGGCTCTTGAGGGCTTGCAGAAAAGCAATATCATCCTCAGTTGGCGCGTTGCTCTTGATGATTTTGACGAGGCGTTCCTCGTCGCATTGCATCTGTTTGGTAGCTCGAAGTGTAGCAGTCATCGGTTGTCTCCATGTTGATAATCTGACGATATGCTTTTTCCCAAGCTATGTAAACAGTTATTTTATAGCCATGGCTATAGTTTCAATGACGGCTCTGCAGGCATCTTAAGCATGGCATTGGTCGGCTTCGAGATTTTCCAGGAGAGCCAGATTGGCCGACAATCAAAATACCCATACCGGCAATAAACGTGGCAAGCCGATCGCGAAGTCAAAAGCGGCAGCTGCAGCACCTGACAATTCAGCTGTAGCAAAGCCAAATGCGGCTTATAACTCTATGGCTGCAAACCAGTCACTCATCATGACAGTGATCGGCGGAACTGAAGCTATGCGCGAAGCAGGCAAAGACTACCTGCCTCAGCACGCGTATGAAGACAATGGAGCCTACAATGAACGCCTGGCACAGACTGTTCTCGACAATGAGACCCTGCGAACGTTGAATTCTCTTGTGGGTAAAGCGTTCAAAGAGCCTCCTGTCATGGGGGACACAGTTCCACAGAAGCTTTTGGACTTGGCTGAGAACATCGATATGGAGGGAACAGCGTTCGCTCCTTTCTGCCGTGAGTGGTTTCGGTTCGGCGTGCGAGACGCTTTGAGCCACGTGCTTGTCGATTTTCCAGTGCTCAAGGAGCCTGAAGATGGGCGCAAGCGGAACCTGGCTGATGACCTCAAAGAAGGTGCAGGGCCTTTCTGGCGTCTCATCCCTGCAACTGATATGATCAGCATGAGCTGGGCACGGGTCGCAGGAGTTATGCAGCTGTCTCAGGTACGGTTCATTGACAATGAGCTTGTGGAGGACGGTCAATGGGGCGAAAAGCTTGTTGAGCGTGTCAAAGTCATTACTCCTTCAACCTGGGAAACCTGGGAGAAAGAGACACAAGGCGCAGGCAAGTCGAAATGGCAACTGGTCCAGGAGGGCGTGAACCCTCTAGGTAAAATTCCAGTTGTGACCTATTATACAAACAAGTTAGGACTTGGCTACGGCCGAAGCCCTTTGACTGACCTGGCCCATACCAATGTGCGGCACTGGCAGTCAACCTCTGACCAAAACAACATCCTGACGATTGCCCGCTTTCCTATGCTAGGTGGCTCAGGCATTTCAGGCACAGAGGCTGACACGATTGTTGTTGGCCCGCGTCAGTTCCTCTCAGTCAAAGACCCTTCAGGCAAGATTTACTATATCGAGCATGAAGGCAAAGCGATTGAGGCAGGCGACAAAGACCTTGAACGGCTCGAAAAGAAGATGGCGTCATATGGCTCAGCATTCCTCGAAAAGACCAATGGCCCAGATACTGCGACCGGTCGCATCCTTGACGAAGGCGAGGCGATTAGCCCTCTCCAGGCGTGGGGACTTGACTTCAAAGATGCCATGAAAAAAGCTCTCGAGCTGACTGCTGCGTGGCTCAAAATAGACGCAGGTGATAACCTCCAGGTCAACTTTAGCATCGAAGCCGAAGCCAACCTTGTCAATCAGCCTGAATTGACGAGCGTCGACAAGGCTCGTGACCGCCGGGATATAAGCCGCAAAGCTCACTTGCAAGAGATGAAGCGCAGGGGTGTATTTCCTGAAGAGTTTGACATTGACGCTGACAAAGAAGAACTTGATGCTGAGGCTCCTGATGGTGAAGGGGAAGATGGCGCTCTCGGAGGATTGTTCGAAGACAAAAAGCCAGGCGTCGGCAAAGAGGAAAAGCCTCCTCAGAAGGAATGAGACTAGATGGCCAATGCGAACCAGAAACTATATGACGCCTCTGTCAGGCATCAGGTCCATCTCTACCGGTTTGCTGAGGGCGAAGCTCGCAGGATAGCAGACATCCTAAAAGAGGCTGAGCAAGACCTACTCGACCAAATCACCCTGGCCATGGCGCGCGGAGCGGACCCGAAACGCCTTGAGGCCTTGTTTGTGTCCCTTCGGGAGCAAAGAGCTAAGGTCTACGCCGCGATGGGTAAAGACAGCTCAGCGATGCTTAAAACGCTGTCTGGAGTTGAAGCAGCATGGGAAGCAACAGCCATAGCTGGCGTGGCTCCTATAGCTCTCAACCTTGCAGCTGTTCCGATCGAGCTCATTCGAGCTGTCGCCAATAATCCCATCCAGGGCATAACGCTTGACGGCTGGCTCAACAAGATTGAGGCCGATGAAGTCATTCAGCTCGAGCGCGCGGTTCGTATAGCTGTGATTGAAGGGCAGACGATTGAGCAGCTAACACAGCGAGTTCGAGGCACCCGCGCAAACAACTTCAAAGATGGCATATTGGGAACTTCAACCCGCAATGCTCAAGCGTTGGCACGGACAGCGATCAATCATGTGTCTAATGCAGCGAGACAGGAGGTATGGAATGCTAACTCGGATATTGTCAAAGCTCTACGATGGACTGCTACCCTTGACGGGAGAACTTCCGATATATGTGTCAGCCGGGACGGCCACTTGGCCCCTGTCATTCGAGGAGGTTCTGAACCACCTCCCACGTTGGAAGGCCCTCTGCTGGCTCCTTCAGATGCACGTCCTCCTGCGCATTTTCAATGCCGTTCGCTCATGGTCGCAGTCCTCGACGGAGTCGCGATCGCAGGAACCAGGCCGTTCGTCAAAGATACCCGAACCCGCGCCAAGCGTGAAGCTGATTTCCGAGCTGATGCAAAAAAGCGAGGCGTCCCCATCCAGCAAATCAGGAAAGAGTGGGCCGACAAAAATGTAGGTACATTGCCCGCAGCAACGGGGTATCAGGATTGGCTTAAGACCCAGCCCGCGAATTTCCAGGATGAAGTGCTAGGCAAGAAGCGTGCGGACATGTTCCGTAATGGAACCCCGGCGGAGCGGTTCTTCGACCGGTCAGGGCGCAAGCTGTCAATCAAAGAGCTCGAAGCCGAGCTTGCAGGAGACGCCTTGAACGTGGTCGAACCGACGGTTGGCCAGGTTGCCAAAGGCATGTTGATGGCTGGCGCTTCAAATGATGATGTGCTTGTAGCTGTGCGTCGGCAATTTCCAGACGCCAAAACTTCGTCTGCGTCTATTTCCAGTTATAAATACACGCTGAAAAGTGCAGGGCTTCTTTCGTTCCTTGAAGCTACTCCTCAGACCGGCACGGTAGGCACAAAGATTGCCTTGGCTACATTTGAGAGTGACCTAAAGGCCAACCTACCGAATGTGTATTCTGCGCTAGGTAGAGCGTGGGCTGAGATTGAACCTGACCTTGAAGGATCGCCTGGCGTCTATGCTTATTATAAAGTGGGTGAAGGCGTTCAGATTTCCCAGCGCAAGCTTGACACCTTAAGCTATGAGCAGTCTCATCAGATTATAGGGCATGAGCTCGGTCACATGTTGATGGAAGATTACGGCCTCAAAATGGCTGTGCAGGCTAAGAAAATGACAAACCCAGAGGTGCGGTATATCTATTCCTACTACCTGTCTAGCCCTGATGAGCTCGCGGCTGAAGTCCTGGCTTTTGCTATCACGGACAGCGCGGTAACTAGCCAGGGGCTAGGTGGACTATTGTTCAAATCTATTTTCCGTGAGGACATAAAGCGGGCTCAGGCGCTGCTCAAAAGTTTCCGCAATACTCCTGAAGCCTACGCAGTCGCTCTGCTGCGGCGTGGCTTCAACGACAAAACAGTTCTTCAGATAGTCCGAAAAGCTTTCCCAGAGGGAAAGACTTCGGCTAACATGGTGCGCGGTTGGCGCTCAAAGCTCAATCAGGCTCAGATAGCAGCTTCAGCTGCTGGCGTAGTGTCTGTGTCCCCGACAGAGACTGAGAAGCCATATGAGGGTTCTATACCCACAAGCTTGGAGTTAAAGAACGCTCAATCAAAACTGCGGTATCAGCTACTGCAGGGCAAGATTTATGTCGTCCAGAAGTTCATGGATGGGTCAGAAGCGAAAGGCTCTTTGGAGCTCGAGCACTTGCCCTTCCCGACAGAAGCTGATGGATGGTATGATAATGCAGGCCAGTTCCTCGGTTCCGATCCGAACTGGTCAGCGCAAGACTAGGTTTGTAGCGTGATGCTTCAAGCTAACATAGTGGCAGAGATTGCCCAAGGAGAAGAATAAAATGGAATTCGATTTTTCCAAAAACATGGAACTCGAGGCTGATGGCTACGCGAAAGTGCCGGCCAATTTCAAGTCAGCCTACGAGGAAAAAGATGGCAGCTATGTCATCTCTGAAACCGCCAAGGGCATGGTAGAAGCAATCACCGGACTGTCCGGCGCGCTTGCCAAAGAGCGTACCGCCAACAAGGACATCAAGGGCCAGAAGACTGTTGCGGAGCAGGTGAAAGAAGCTCTCGGCTTTGACAGTCTCGACGAAGCCAAAACTGCGATCGCAGAAATGCAAGGCACAATCGCAGAAGGCGCAAAGGTCGATCCTGCAAAAATCAAAGCGGACATCCAAAAGACCTTTGACGCCGAGCTTCAGAAGGAGCGCGACAACAACGGCACGATGCAGAAGACCCTCGAAAAGTATATGGTCGAAAATGCAGCTGTCAAGGCGATCGCTGATGCAAAAGGCAATTCAACGTTGCTCATGCCCCTTATTCGCGACAAGGTCAAGCTGGTCAAGGACGGTGAAGAATATGTCGTTCGTGTCGCTGATGGTGAAGGTGATTATCGCGGCGATGGCAAAGGCGGCTTCATGGCAGTTGCTGATTTGGTCACAGAGATGCGCGAGAGCACAGACTTCGGCGTAGCCTTTGAGAGTGACGCAGACAGCGGCTTTGGTCAACGTCGAGGCACTAAGCCAACTCAGCAGAAGCGGCCGGGTACAGTCAACCGTGAAGACATGTCACCCACTCAGTTGCTTCAAGCGGGCTTGGACGCACGTAAAAAATAAGCGCGCTGTGGCGCAGCTTAAAATAGAAAAGGGGAGCAGTGATGCTCCCCTTTTCCGTCTCTAGGCTATCAACACGCAGAGAAAACTAATCATCAGGCTGAATAACTGCAGCTTTATAGTGTGGAGCCGTCATGAATTGTTTGAGCTGCAGCAGCAGAAGGGTATTCGACAGCTCTCTCGCGTCGGTCTGCAAAGGTCCATCCCAATTTCTTGAGGTAGCAAGTTCCTTGAGGTGTTTCCGCAGTAAGCCAAATGGGCAGTCTGAGCCATCGAAGATAGGCAGAGAATACAACTGCTCCCTCTGAGCATCAAGGGTATTGATTTCTTCCGTGGTCAGCGGCGTGTGGCTGAGGCAGTCATGAGGATCATCATCAAAATGCCAATCTAGCTGCTGAGCATAAAGCTCATTGAGGAATTCTCTAGCTGATGCTTCGTCTTGAATGTCCATACGAAGTTTGTCTGTCAGAATGTGCATTGTTTGTCTCCTTGTTGATGTGACCCTTTTACATCCAACATGCAAGCTTGTAAACCCCCTAAATAAAAATAGTTCATTTTTATTGCTGGCTCCGCTTCGCAGGCCTTTGCGTCATACCGCTCAAGACGACGCGGTTACAGTGAGATGCTCGAGCCACGTTCCACAGAACGACTTTTACGCGAGACGCTAAAAGGTCGGACATCCCACATCCACGGAAATTATTCCACTCGAAAGGAGAAGCTCAATGGCTTCAGTTACCCTCACGGAGTCGGCCAAGCTATCTCAGGACATGCTTATTGCCGGCGTTATTGCGAACGTCATCACGGTCAACCAGGTGTATGAAATGCTCCCATTTCAAGGCATCAGCGGCAACTCGCTTGCTTATAACCGCGAAAACGTTCTCGGCACGGTCCAGTATGCTGGCGTCGGTGATACCATCACCGCCAAAGCGGCTGCAACGTTCACCAAGGTCAATTCCGATCTGACCACGATTATCGGTGACGCTGAAGTCAACGGGCTCATCCAGGCCACTCGGTCGAATTTCACTGACCAGCAGGCGACGCAGATTGCGTCCAAAGCGAAATCAGCTGGCCGGCAGTTTGCTCAGAGCTTTGTCACAGGCGATGGCTCGTCTGATACAGTTGAAGGCATTACTGACCTTTGTCCTGCAGGCCAGACTTTGGCTTCTGCGACCAATGGCGAAGCGTTGACCTTCGAGCGCATGGATGAATTGCTTGACATCGTTGTTGCGAAAGATGGTGAAGTCGATTTCTTCATGTGCCATGCTCGCACCATTCGTAAGTACAAGACGCTTGTTCGCGGCCTCGGCGGTGTGACTGCAGACGATGTTTACGAATTGCCTTCTGGCAAGACGGTGATTGCTTATTCCGGCGTGCCTATTTTCCGCAATGACTATGTGCCTATCGATCAGACCCAGGGCACAGGTACTGCGCTGACTACCATGTTTGCAGGTTGCTTTGATGACGGTTCTCAGAAAGTCGGTATTGCCGGCTTGACCGCAGAGCAAGCATCTGGCCTGGTTATCGAGGACGTCGGTATTTCGGAAACCAAGGATGAAACCATCACCCGCGTCAAGTGGTATGTCGGTTTGGCCTTGTTCTCAGAAAAAGGCATTGCCATGGTGCAAGGCATCAGTTAAGCTCGGAACTGTCTCCCCCGAGCGATTAGAGAGCCAGCCAGGAAACCCCACCTGGCTGGCTTTTTACATTGTGACGGCTCCAAACCGGTTGAGGTTGAGGCATTGAGAAGCTTCCAACCTTAAGGAGAATATTTTCATGTATACTTTCGTCCTTGTCGGCCCTCATGCAGGGAAGACGATTAAACTAGGCGGCAACCAATTCATCGATGGCGAAATGGTTGTCGGTCCAGTGAATGGTGTCGTCCCCTCGGAGCAAGACATTATGCGTAAGGGTATTTACCTGCGCAAGTCATATCAAGCATTTTTGAAAGGTAGCCTGGAGCTGGAAGCTGCTCGTGAAGCCTTCGAAGCGGGTACTCCTATCAACGAAGCCACAACTTCGATCAACGAAAAAGAAATCCCAGTCCAGCTGACAGCAGAAGAAATTGCTGACCAAGCGACTGCGGAAATTGAAGCGGAGACAACTGATGCTGGCGATGATGCTAACACTGATGCTGCAGGAACGGCATCTGAGGCAAATGCTGAACCAGTTGTGGAACCACGTTTGGCCCAAACTGCGCCGGTTAAGTCGCCTCGGGCGATCGACGGAGCCATCCGCACCGCGCTGACAAAGCTCGATCCGAAAAATGACGAGCAGTGGACGTCGACAGGCTTGCCTTCGGTTGAAGCTGTTCGGGTATCTGCAGAAAATGACGAAGTCAGCAGGGCAGACATCAAACGTCTGGCTCCAAAACTGACCCGTGAAGAAGCAACCAAACTGGCTGCTTCTGACCCGCTCGACGACTAAACCAAAAAAGAAGGGATAGGCAATGGCTATCACGCTTACAGTTCAGAATGACCTTGGCACTGAAGCCACGGCCAATGCCTATCCCACTCTTGTCGAGTTCAAAGCCTATTGTGACAACCGGCTAAAGGACTACGACACTTTGTCCGGCAGTGACGATGAAAAGATTTTGGCTGCTATAATTTCAGCCACTGACTACATGGATAGCCGATGGGATTATGCCGGCTACCAGGTCGAAGAAGGTCAGGCCACTCAGTTTCCCCGCAATAATATTTACAATGCCCGCGGTGATAGCGTCGAGGGCGTTCCAACCATTATCAAAAATGTCTGCATCGAATATGCGTTCCGAGCTCTCAGCTCGGACTTGTTCGCTGACCCAGAACGGGATGGCACTGGCCAGACAATAAAATCCAAAGAAGAGACAATTGGCCCAATCACCGACAAGGTGACATACACTGATGGAGCCTTTGTCAATAGCCCAGTTTATCCAGTGCCTGACAACATGCTCAAAAGGGCAGGCTTGATTGCCGACACAGGAGGAGGCGGTCTAGCTAGCACTCAAATGGCGAGAGGCAGCTAAATGACCTATGCAAAAAACGCGGCGCTTGCTAAGCGCCTTATTGCCAGCAAGGGACGGTCAGACGGAGTTATTCGTCGGCCGTCTTCTGACAATGTTGCAGGGTCGCTAACACCCTGGAGGCCTACTGATGCAGACCCAACTGAAGACCCGGTCGTGGCTTCGAGCATTCCACACGTGGTCTTCGATGCATCAGTTGTAGCTGATACGGTTGAGGTAGCCTCAGAAGCTTCAGCAGTAGCTTTCATAGCAGCTAGCCAGCTTGGCTCCGCTCCCGTTGTAGGAGACATCCTGGAAACAAAAAACAGCCGCTATATCCTGGTCCAGGTCGACGATCTATCTCCTGGTGATACCAGTCTCCTATACACACTGCACCTGAAGGCTTCTTGATATGGCTCTAACTTACAATGAAGCGTACGATGAAATTTGTGCTCAGCTCAATACATACTGGCAAGCAAATTCGGCGGCAGTTAACGACGGAATAGTACCAGGCATTGAATGGCCTAATAGTCCCTCTGATATAAAGCTGGATGCAGGAAATGAGCCATGGCAACGTTTTGACCTCAAGTTCGCAGAGGGAAAACAAAAATCGTTGGGCAGTGAGGGCAATCGCATTTTTGATCGGGCTGGAACACTGACTTGTCAGGTTTTTGTGCCGCTAAACAAACGCGGGCTCGAAAGTGCTCACAATCTGGCTAAGGTTGCCGCAGACGCCTTTGAAGGCAAAGCGACCTCCGGTGGAGTTCGGTTCCTTGGAGTGGCGTTGCAAACAGTCGGGAAGTCAAAAGACACCTGGTTTCAGGTGAATGTTTCGGCCCGTTTCGAGTATGATGAAATCAAATAAAGGAGGACGGTAAATGACCGCCCAAAGCAACACTACCAACCTTCGGATTGCAGAAGAAGTAATCGGAACGCCGAAAACGTTGAGCACGCCTATCTGGCATCCTTACGCGCCTGACGGCTACGGCGATTTTGGTGCTGAAACTAAAACCACGTCACGTGGGCCTATTTCTGAAAGTCGCCAAAAGCGCAAAGGCGCAGTGACCGATTTGGATGCGTCTGCGTCGTTTAACCAGGACTTTACCACATCGTCCCTGAAAGAATTGATGCAAGGCTTTATGTTTGCTGACTGGCGCAAGAAGCCTGAAGCAACGCCTTCCGCAGTTTCTGCTACGTTGTACACTGTGCCTTCTGGCGTTGGTACCGAGTTTGGTGCCGGGTCGATTGCCTTTGCGACCGGTTTTGCAGTCGCAGGGAATAATGGCGAGAAGCTGGTCACTGCGGTGGCCTCCACTACCGTTACAGCCTCGGGTCTTGCTATCGACGCGTCTCCTCCATCCACCGCCACTTTGACGAAGGTCGGTTTTATCGGCGCGTCCGGTGTCATTGGCGTTTCAGTATCGAGTGGTGTTGCTACAATCACCTCTTCAGGTATTGACTTCACCACACAGGGTCTTATCCCAGGTGAGTGGGTATGGCTTGGTGGCGATGCAGTTGGCGACAAGCTTGCTACTGCAGCTTCCAACGGCTTTTATCGCATCAAGACAATCGCCGCAGGCGCTTTGGTTTGTGACCGTGCTCCAGATAATGTCACGACAGACACCGGCTCTGGCAAGACGATCCGTATCTATGCAGGCCATGTCATCAAGAACGAAGCACTGGCTGCCGACCAGGTTTTCCGTACGTACCAAGCTGAACGCAAAATCAATGCGTCTAGCTATCAGTATGTAACGGGCTGCGGTGCAAACGAGCTGAAAGTCTCTGTGAAAACAGCTGACAAGATTGCAATGGATGTCAGCTTGCTCGGCCTCGATGAGGAACTCGCTGGTGCAGCGAAATCAGGCACTCGGCCTGATTTGCCAAGCCAGTCGATGTTGTCTGCTGCTACCGATTACACCCGGCTGCGTTTGACGGATGATGCAACAGGCAATGCACTGGTCGGCTTTATGTCTGACCTTGAATTCACGATCAAGAATGGCCTTGAAGTGAACAAGGCTATCGGCTCTATTGGAGGCATCGGATTTTCCTTTGGCGACTTTATGGTTGAAGGCTCAGTCGAAGCGTATTTCTCGACCACCGACGCGGTTGCTTCGGTTCGAGCAAATGCCGATGTGTCTCTTGACCAGGCCCTTGTGGCAAATGTCACGGTCCCAGGTGAAAGTGCTCGGGCAGTTGGCTGGTTGTTTGATTTGCCTCTGGTGCAGCTCGGTGACGCGCGGCTTAAGATTGAGAAGGACAAAGCCATCAAGCTTCCACTGAGCCTCGAAGCGGTTGCACACGACACTTTGGACCATACGCTGTTGGTTCAGAACTTTGCCTACTTGCCTGCTCTCGCAGCATAAGGCTTGTTCACTGCCTTTAACGGCACCGAAAATTGAGAGGCTGGCCCATATAGGGTCAGCCTTTCTTATTTATGGAGATTTATACAAATGGCCGACAAAGTAATCGACTCGATCGCAAAAGACAGCCCTTATGCGCTGTTCGAAACCAACAAGGATTTGGAACGCAACGGGGTCAAAATCGACTATGGCCCGTTCTATTTTATCATCGCCCGAGCAGGCGGAGCAAACACCCGGTTCCGGGATGTGTATCGCAAGAAGACGCTTGCCCATCAGCGAGCAATGGCTACGAACACGCTGCCTGATGAACTCGCTGAGAAGCTCAGCATCGAAACATTCGGAGAAGCTACCGTTTTGGGTTGGGGCTCAAAGGCACATGGCGTAGGCAAGATTGAGAACCGCGACGGCACTGTCGCTAAATTCAATCTGGAAAATGTCATTCGGTTCTTCACCGACTTGCCTGACATGGCCCGAGACCTGATGGAGCAGAGCCAGAACGCTCAGCTCTTCAAACAAATCATGGCGGAAGAAGACGCAAAAAACTAACTGAGGTTCTCCAATACGTTTTGGAGCAAGGGCCAGGTGAACAGAAAATTCTTGAGCAAGCGTACCGGAGGGGAGTTTCTCCTCCGGACGCGATCAAGGATGCGCCAAGCCTCCGAGAAGACCTTAGTGTCTACTGGGAGGCTTTTCAGCATCTGAGCACTTGTCGGGCTTTTGCAGGGATGAACGGAGTCCCTGGACCAGTGCCCTGGACAGCGATTGAGACTTATGCCCTGAGGCATGAGTTTATAGATGGAGCTTTTGAAGACCTAGTTCTCATCATCCGCGAAATGGATAGCGCCTACTGTGATTATATGCTGAAAAAGCAAGAGGAACAAGACTGATGGACTTAGGACAATTCTCCACTCGTATTGGGAAAATTGCAGCAGAGGTTTCTCAGAATGCAGACAAAATTGTCAGAAAAGTAGCCATGGCTACAGACTCTGCGGTGGTGCTATCCACTCCAGTAGACAAAGGAGGCGCGCGGGCAAACTGGATAGCGTCTCTCGATGCACCAGCCACCGGCACAATTGAGAATTTCACTGTCGGGTCTGCGCAAGAAGCGATGAGCCGCAATGAGGGGGTCATCGCGGGTTATGACGGTGACGAAAATACTGAAATCAATATAACAAACAACCTACCATATATTGGGGAACTCAACCGAGGCTCCTCTGTCCAAGCTCCTGCTGATTTTGTGAATATAGCAGTCCTGGTAGGAACAAAGGCGATCGACGGGGCCAAACTACTGAGCTGAGCAAAATATGTCTGAACAAATTAACATTGTCGTCTCTGAGCGTGGGTCTAGAACCGTATCGCGGAACCTGGAAGACATAGGCAAGTCGAGCCAAAAAAGCAACTCGATGGTGGGCCTGTTGAAAAAGTCTCTTCTGGGATGTTCCGTTGGAGCTGTTTTCCTCACTGCTGGCCGACAGATAACCCAGTTTCAAAATGCAATGGCAGAGACTTCCACTCTTGTTGACACGGCAACGTTTAGCATGGACGCGCTCAAAATCTCTGCTCTTGATAACGCGAAGGCGTTCGGGTCTTTTCCAGCTGAGCAGGCAAAAGCCCAGTATCAAATCATCTCAGCGGGCGCCTCTTCAGCCGCTGAGGCACAAGACATCTTGTCCCAGTCAAACAAACTGGCTATTGGCGGCGTCACTGACCTGACTACTGCAGCCGATGGATTGACTTCGGTGCTTAATGCCTATGGGGATAAGGTTGAAGGAGCCGAGCAGGTTTCTGACGCTTTGTTCGTAGCCATGAAAGCAGGTAAAACCAATATCGGCGAGCTGTCTGCTTCGCTCGGTAAAGTTTCGCCGATAGCTGCAGCGCTAGACATCCAGTTTGATGAGCTTGTCGGGTCAATTGCGGCTTTGACAAAAGGGGGCATAAAAACAACAGAAGCAGTGACTGGTGTGAGAGCAATTCTTGCGGCTATCGTCAAGCCTAGCTCCGAAGCTGAAAAGATGGCAAGCAAGCTTGGCATCGAGTTCAATGCTGCAGGCTTAAAAGCCAAAGGCCTCGGAGGCTTCCTGAAAGACCTGGTTGAAAAGACTGGAGGTTCTTCGGACGTTATGGCTGAGATGTTCGGTGGAGTTGAAGCTCTGGTGCCTGTCATGGCTTTGGCTGGGCAGGCTGGCGCTGATTTGTCTGTAATTATGGAGGACATGAAGTCCAAAGGGGGAGCTACTGAAGAGGCCTTTACCAAAATGGTCAATTCACCCGGGTTTCAGTCTCAACGCTTGATAGCTGCAATGTCCGCAAAAGCTATTGAGCTTGGAGGCGCATTGGGAGACAAACTGGTTCCGCTGATGAAAGGCTTCACTGATAACCTTGACGGAATATCTGCCGCTTTAGGCACAGCGGTAACAGCTCTTGCGCTATATGTCACTTGGGCTAAGCTTGCGGCTCTTGCTTCGACGGCGGTAGGAAAACAGATTGTCATAATGGGCGTGGTTGCGCTTTCTGCTGCAAGCCAGTTTGGTACTGCGGCCGGCTTCCAGGTGCTATTCGCCGGGGCGACCGCGGCCGCAGGCGTAGCAGTTCGAGCTCTTAATGCAGCTTTACTGGCAAATCCAATTGGAGCTATTCTGCTAGCCGTCACCGCGGTCGTTGTTTTGTTCCAGCTATTCGCGGATAAGATAAAAGTCACAAGCGACGGAGCGGTCTCCCTTAAGGACGCCTTTGTCGCTGCAGGTGAATTGATCTATGAAAGCATATCGACTGTTACAGCCTTCTTTCAGAAGCTTGGGAACTGGCGTCAGACGCTGTAACTCAGTGCTGGATTCTTCGGACCATTTCTCTGCACTGATGTCTTTCGTGGGCATGTGGCTAAGCCCACGTGATTTTATCATAGGTTTTGGGTACTGCTTCAGTGCATTCGCGGTCTGGACATTTCCTGGAGCTATGGAGCGCTGTTATTCGTGGCTACTTGCAGCTTCGCCGCGAGCTTGTTTGATGCATGGCAGCACTTGAGGCTA